GTTAACAACAAGACAAGAGGGTATGTGAAAGGTGTCGAGATTGATAAGATTAAAGTTATAACATTCAACCCCGGGTCAAGAGACCACGTAGCTCATAGGTTACAGGTACTTAAAGGATGGAAGCCTAAAGCTTTTACTCCTGATGGTAAGCCTAAGATTGATGAAGCTATACTATCTAAGTTAGATTATCCTGAAGCTAAGTTACTTTCAGAATACTATATGGTACAGAAACGTATAGGTATGTTATCAGAAGGAAACCAAGCATGGCTAAAACATGAAGTCAATGGTCGTATACATGGTGCAGTTAATACCAATGGTGCAATCACAGGTCGAGCTACCCACTTCAACCCTAACGTAGCACAGGTACCCAGCAATGGTGTACCCTATGGTGAAGACTGTCGTTCATTATTTACTGTGGCTAAAGATAAAGTCTTAGTAGGTATTGATCTATCAGGATTAGAACTAAGATGTCTTGCACATTACATGATGCCTTATGACAACGGTGTGTATGCTAACGAGATACTTAATGGAGATATTCATGTGGTTAATCAAAGGGCCGCTGGACTTTCAACAAGATCTGAAGCTAAGACATTTATCTATGCACTGATCTATGGTGCAGGAGCAGGTAAGATGGGTGAGATAGTAGGTGCTGGTGTGAAAGCTGGTAGTGCTATCCGACAGAAGTTCTTAGATGCTACACCTGCACTAGGTACCTTAATGAAGAACGTACAGCGAGCCTCTAACAAAGGGTTTGTCTTTGGGATTGATGGTCGAAAGATTAAGATTCGTAATCAACACTCTTCACTTAATGCATTACTACAAAACTGTGGTGCTGTATTATGCAAACAATTCTTAGTAGAGTTTGATAAATTATTAACAACTAAAGATCTACATAGTAGGGCATCACAAGTAGCATGGATACATGATGAGATCCAAGTTGAATGTGATCCTGATATAGCAGATAAAATAGGTGAGCTTGCATTACTAGCTATAGCTAAAGCTGGTGAACATTTTAAGTTCCGCCTTAAACTGGATGGAGAATATAACATTGGAAACAACTGGGCTGAGACTCACTAACGTCAGGCAAAGACAGAAGCAAGCATTCAATGCCAAGAAGTTTCAAGCAAAGAGACGAAACATTTTGTTTACACTGTACTTTGAGGATATATATTTTCCTAAAGTCTGCCCTGTGTTGGGACTAAAGTTAGTATATACTTTAAGAGAACAAGGTCGATCATATCCAAACTCACCAAGTTATGAAAGGGTAGATAATGAGTTGGGGTACACACCTAACAACACTAGGATTATTAGCATGAAGGCTAACACTATGAAGAACTCTGGAACCTTATTAGACTTAAAGAAACTTGTAAAATACTATTCACAATTTGAAACATAAAAGGGAGAACACTATATGACTAGACCACATAAGATAAGAGAACCTACAATTACTTATAACTGTAATATACAAACTACAAACTTTGAAAAGTTAAGGCAGATATCTGCTGATCAAAGCAGACAGAACAAACACCAAGTAGCTATTGCAGATTTAATAAGACAAGCAGTAGATGAATATTTAAAAAAGGGAGAACAATAACATGAGAGAATTACTATTAGATGCAGACATCCTGCTATACCAAGTCGCACTTAAGTGTGAGATAGAAGTAGACTGGGGGAACGACCTGTGGACTCTAGCTTCAGATCTTAAAGAAGCAAAGCAAAGGTTAGACATAGCAATGGATGAGCTGATGCACAACCTAGATGCTGACCTTATAACAGGAGCATTGACTGAACCTAATAACTTTAGGAAGAACTTATACCCTGAGTATAAAGCTAATCGTAAAGATAAACGTAAGCCTCTAGGTATGAAAGCCTTAAGAGAATACTATGTAGCTAACTATACTACTAAAGTATTCCCTACCCTAGAAGCTGATGATGTATTAGGCATACTAGCAACAGAGCCCTCAAAGAATGAACGCATCATTGTATCTATTGATAAGGATCTAGGTCAGATACCTAGTAAACTATCAGTTGACCAAGTGACTATCACTAAGACTACCAAGAGACTAGGTGACAGACTACACCTCTATCAGACTTTAATCGGTGACACAGTAGATAACTACAAGGGATGCCCTGGAGTTGGACCTGTGAAAGCTGACAAGATACTAGGTAAGTCATGCTCTTGGAAATCTGTAGTGGAGGCATTTGCTAAGATGGGCTTGACTGAAGCTGATGCTTTGGTTCAGGCTCGTCTGGCTAAGATACTACAGCATGAAGATTATAATCAGAAGACAGGGGAGATTAAATTATGGAAGAGCAAGTACAAGAGCACCATGTAGATTTTATTAAAAGAAAAGAAAGGGAGTTGAAGATGATTAAGAAACCTGAAGAAGATAAGGTAGATAACCCAAGCCACTATGCTAAGTGGTCTATCCAACCTATATCTTTTATCATGCGTAATGGGTTTGAGTATTGGAGGGGCAACATAGTTAAGTATGCAACTAGAGCAGGGTTTAAAACCTATGATGATATGAGTGTATCTGAATCAGAGATAGTAGACCTACAAAAAGTAATAAGATATGCTGAGATGAGAATCAACCAGCTCAAAGGAAAGGTAGAATTATAATGACAAGTACAAGAGCAGAGATAGTAACAAGAAGAACATACAACAGACCAACCAATGACGCTGGTACTACATTTGAAACATGGAAAGAAACAGTAGGAAGAGTAGTCGAGCATCAAGCTTGGCTGTGGTCTAGGGCTAAAGGTCAAAAGGATCTGACAGCTATAGAGAACCTAGAGTTAGAAGCTTTAGGTCAGCTGATGATAGAACGTAAGGCTGCTGTATCAGGTCGTACCCTGTGGCTAGGTGGTACTGGTATCTCACGAACCAGAGAAGCCTCACAGTTCAACTGTTCCTTCGTACAGGTAGAGACAGTACATGATGTGGTTGATGTCCTGTGGCTTCTAATGCAGGGTTGTGGTGTAGGCTTTAAGGCTACCCCAGGAACACTTAATGGTTTTGTTAAACCTCTTAAGGTAGAAGTTGTACGTAGTATAAGACATGAGTATGAAGACAGCAAAGCTAAAGGTAAAGAGAATAACTATGAATCTATTGAAGATGGGGTGTGGACTATTAAAGTTGGTGACTCAGCTGAAGCTTGGTCTAAAGCCTTAGGTAAACTAGTAGCAGGTAAACATAATGCACATACACTTATCTTAGATTTCTCAGAGATCAGACCTTCAGGTAAAAGACTTAAGGGTTATGGATGGATATCTAGTGGAGATGATGCTATATCAATAGCCTTCCCTGCTATAGCTGGTATAATGAACAAGAGAGCTGGTAGATTATTAAACAAGATTGATATCTTAGACCTTGTTAACTGGTGTGGTAGTATATTATCATCAAGGAGATCAGCTCAGATAGCACTCCATGACTTTGATTCCTTCATGTGGGAAGAGTTTGCTACAGCTAAGAAAGACTTCTGGGTAGAGAACCCTCAACGTGGACAATCAAACAACAGTCTAGTCTTCAATAAGAAACCTAGTAAGGCTGAACTTTACTATGTCTTCAAGCTAATGCAAGAAGCTGGTGGTAGTGAGCCAGGATTTATCAATGGTGAGACAGCTAAGAAGAGAGCTGAGTGGTGGAAGGGTGTTAACCCTTGTGCGGAAATTGCATTAGGCAACAAAAATTTCTGCAACCTAGTAGAGATAGACCTACAGAAATTCAATGGTAAGTTTGAGGAACTCCTAACAGCTATACGTATTATGGCTAGAGCTAACTATAGACAGACATGTGTAAACTTAGATGATGGTATACTACAACGTACATGGCATGAACTTAATGAGTTCTTAAGGTTGTGTGGTGTAGGCTTAACAGGTATTGTCAGCTGGGAGTATGTCATGGATGGTGATAAACTAAGGCAGGTTAGAGATGCAGCCTATGCTGGTGCCCATTCAATGGCTGATGAACTAGGGCTACCTAGAGCACAGGCTGTGACCACAGTGAAACCTAGTGGGACATTGAGTAAGATCATGGATACAACTGAGGGTGTACACAAGCCACTTGGCAAATACATCTTTAATAACATTAACTTTTCTATACATGACCCTTTGACAGCTATCCTTAGACAGGCTGGATACAAAGTATTCCCTAACCCATCAGACCCTGAAGCTACTCTTGTGTGCTTCCCGGTTAAATATGATCAGGTTAAGTTTGATGTTGTAGATGGTAAGGAGGTTAACAGTGAGACAGCCTTAGATCAACTGGCTAGATACAAATGGATTATGAATAACTATGTTGATAAGCATAACTGTTCTATTACTATCTCATATGATGTTGAGGAAGTAGATGGAATTGTAAATTGGATCATGGATAACTGGGATATCTATGTAGGTGTATCCTTTATATATAGGAATGACCCTACGAAAACAGCTAAGGACCTTGGCTATCTCTACTTACCACAAGAGGTTGTTACTAAAGAAGAGTATGAAGCTTATGCTAGTACCCTGAAACCTGTAGCAGTTGACTTAGGTAATACTCTAGAAGAATTACTAGAAGAAGAGTGTTTAACAGGTGCTTGCCCTATTCGGTGATGCTCATTAAGAAGGATACAACATGGCTTATACTGCCTTAGACGACACACAGCTGCCCTACACAGTAGAGGAGCTGGTCGTACTACTTGATTTAACTTACCCTGCTGTACCCCCTTCCCTGTCCGATAGTGATAGGGAGGTGTGGTTTAAAGCAGGTCAATCTTCTGTGGTTACATGGCTAAAAGAATTAATGGACAGGGCACAGGACTCAAACTAAAAGGAATATATTATGTGTATGGGATCTAGACCATCACCTGCCCCAGCTCCAGCCCCTATCGTGCAGGCATCCCCAAAATTATTAGATAAAAGAAGGTATGACAAAAAGACACCAACTAAAAAACCTAAATCAAAAGGAATGAATGCAGGTGGTGATGCTGTTCAAACAACAGCGAGCTCATCAGGTTTAGCTATCCCAACCAATTATTAAACAAAGGAATATATCATGTGCATATCATCAGGAGGAGGAGGAAGTGTTGCTCCAGCACCAGTGGCTCCAGTAAGTAAAGTGGGAAAGTATGACCCAAGCACTGCCCCTAAAAGAAAACCTAAAGGTAAGAAAGTTTTTACAACTTCAGGAAAGAGTAATTTAGGTATACAATCAGGGTCGGAAAAATCAGGTTTAAACATTCCAACTTAGGAAACAAATATGATACAGATGTCTGGAACAGTAGCTGGTAGATACTCTAAACTAACCAATGATAGGAACCATTACCTTGATAGGGCTAGAGAATGCAGTGAATTAACTATACCATCTCTTATACCTACTGAAGGTTTTGAAAGTTCAAGTAAGTTGTACCAACCTTTCCAAAGTATTGGAGCTAGAGGTGTCAACAACTTAGCCTCAAAATTATTATTACTACTGCTACCACCTAACCAACCATTCTTTAGGCTGTCATTAGATCCTAATGCAGAACAACAAGCTGCCGAGGATGAAGGACATAAAGCAGAAATAGAAGAAGCTTTAGGTGCCTATGAAAGAAATGTCCTTAGAGAAATAGAAGGTAAGTCTATGCGACCTAGCCTGTGGCAAGCGTTAAAGCATCTAATAGTAGGTGGTAACGTAGTGCTACATCATCCTAAATCAGGGTCGGTTAAGGTGTATACATTAAACCAATATGTATGTAGACGTGGACCAGATGGTGAACTGATAGAACTAATCATTAAAGAATCTATTGATAGATCAGCATTGTCAGAAGAGCTTAAAGCTTTAATGCCTACTGAGGCTAATATGAGTGATGAAGCATGTGACATATATACTCATATAGTATTAATAGATGGTATGTACCACAGTCATCAAGAGATTAAAGAAGTGATTGTGCCAGGATCAGATGGTACATATAAAAAAGATTTACTACCATACCTTGCATTAAGATTCGTATCTATAGATGGTGAGAATTATGGAAGAGGAATGTGTGAAGAGTACCAAGGTGACCTAAGAAGTTTAGAAGGCTTAATGAAAGCTATGGTGGAAACATCAGCGGCCTCATCCAAGGTTGTCTTCTTAGTTAAACCAAATGCTTCTACAAGGAAACGTGACTTAGCTATGGCTGAGAATGGTGCAATAATTACAGGTAATCCTGAGGATGTTCAAGTGTTACAAGTACAGAAATACCCTGATATGCAGGTTGTTATGGAGACTGTTAACAGAATTGAAAAGAGATTATCTTATGCTTTCCTATTAAATACAAGTGTTTCAAGAGATGCTGAACGAGTTACAGCTGAAGAGATTAGGTTCTTATCACAAGAGCTTGAAGCTTCTTTAGGTGGTGTATACTCTATCTTATCTCAAGAATTACAATTACCCCTAGTCAACATCATAATGGAAAGATTGATGGCTAGTAAAAAATTACCAAGACTTCCTAAAGATACAGTAACACCTGTTATCACAACTGGAGTCGAAGCCTTAGGTCGAGGTAATGACCTTAATAAACTCCGTGCATTTGTTGGCGATGTTGTCAACTTAGCAGGAGCTAACCCTGAGATAATACAGAAGCTAAACTTTGGTGACCTTCTAACTAGACTATCTACTGGTCATGGAATTGACAGTAAAGGTCTTGTTAAATCAGAAGAGCAGATGCAACAAGAACAACAGCAAGCAGAACAGATGCAACAACAGCAGATGGCTATGCAAGCTGGGGCTGCAAGTGCTCCTGGTGTAACTAGGGAGATGACTAAAGGAGTAGTCGAAGCTAATGTACCTCAAGAAAGTGAGTAACAAATGGCTAACGCTAACCCAACTAACTTAAATAATGATACGAAGTATAAAAAAGAATACAGAGCTGTATCTAAAACAGAGAGTCCAGCAATGCCTCCTGTGGTGAAGACAGCTCCAACGAGCGAAAAAGATGAATATGCCTCCTGGCCTGGAAGAGAACTTGCTGTTCCCGGTGTGAAGTACCGCCTTGCTAAAGGAAACCTTATAGAACTAGGTACCAAGTCAAATTGGTAGATAGTATACAAGTAGGCATAACTGAGGAGACGGGAGCTGATGCCCCAGAAACCCCAGAAGTAAATACAGACAGACCTGAATGGTTGCCAGATAAGTTTAAGCAACCTGAAGATATGGCTAAAGCATATGGTGAACTAGAGAAACAGTTTACTAAAGAAAGACAAGAGGCTACTACTCCAGAAGATTCTGTGGTAGAACCAGCTGATGCTAAGGAAGCTGTAGACTCAACAGGTTTAGATTTTGATACCCTCTCTTCTAACTATACTCAGAATGGCGGTCTATCAGAGGAAGAATATGAATCTCTTGGAGCTAAAGGAATTGATAGAGGTGTAGTAGATCAGTATATTGCTGGTCAGAAATCTATCGCTGAAGGTGTCCAATCAGAAATATATGAAGAAGTAGGTGGTTCAGACGCTTATACCGAAATGGTAAACTGGGCTGGTGATCAAATGGATTCGACAGAAGTAACCGCATACAACAATGCTGTTAACTCTGGTGATAGATCTCAAGTCAACCTTGCAGTTCAAGGGTTGAAAGCACGATATGAGTCTGCTAATGGACGACAACCATCTAACATAGGTGGCCGCACCTCACAGACTAGTGGTGACGCATATGCAAGCTGGGCACAAGTAACAGCTGATATGAATAAACCAGAGTACAAGACTGATACTGCCTTTCGAGACACAGTACAAAACAAACTAGGTAGATCAAACCCTAAGTAAAAGACTAGACGTAACTTAACTATTGTAACGATGAATAGCCCGCTGCGGTGGAAAACTATATACTCCTAACATACAGAAAAGTTAAAATAACATAGAGACTTATTTTTAATTAACTTATAAACAAAGGATTATAACATGGCTAATGCTACAATTACCGATATTGGTAAAGTAAACAATGCCTCCACCGCAGACGCACTATTCCTAAAAGTGTTCTCTGGTGAGGTTCTTGCTTCATTCGCACAATCAACTGTGACTGCTGGAAGACATATGACTAGAACTATCGCTAACGGAAAGAGTGCTCAATTCCCAGTAATGGGTAGAAGTTCTGCTGCTTACCATACTCCAGGTGTGGAAATTGTTGGAACAGCTCTTAACCATAACGAGAAGGTCATAACAATTAATGATCTATTGGTTAGTTCTCATTTCATAGCTAACATACAGGAAGCTAAGAATCATTACGATATACGTTCAGTATACAGTTCAGAGATGGGTAAAGCTCTTGCTTTCCAAATGGACAAACATATACTACAAACTATGGTACAGGGTGCTACTGCCTCTGCTAACGTAGGTGACTCATCATATGCAGCTGGTACAGTTATTACTGATTCTGATGCTAAAACTAATGCTACGTCATTAATCGGATCTATATTCGATGCGGCTGAAGCTTTAGATGATGCTTATGTTCCTAGTGAAGATAGATATTGTTATCTAAAACCAGCTGAATACTACAGTCTAGCTAATGCATCTAATGCAGTTAACGTAGATTTCTCTGGTCGTGGTTCTATTGCTCAAGGTACTATACCTCAGATTGCTGGAATCAACCTAATCAAAACTGTTCACCTTCCAAGCACAGACCAATCAGGTACTGGTGTTGACGTTGGTGGCGCAGGTGCTGCTCAATTAGCTTCTGCTTTAAATAATGTTGCTGTCATAACTCATATATCATCTGTTGGAACTGTTAAATTAATGGATCTAGCTGTTGAATCAGAGTACGATGTACGTAGACAAGGTACATTAATGGTAGCTAAATATGCTGTAGGTCATGGAGTATTAAGACCTGAAGCATGTGTTCAAATACAAACTGCATAATAACTAACATGTAGTTACTAAACACTTCGCTCCCCCGTGGTGGACATCTTTACTCCCCTTTTGGTGTTCACCACACCCCTTATTTATGTTAGGATTATTACATGGCAACGACTCCAACATTAACTACAGAGCTAGAAGCGGTCAATATACTACTAGGTAGTACAGGAGAATCGCCTGTGTCATCACTGGATGATCCTAGTTTAGTTGACGTTGCTTTAGCGAAATCAATTTTAGATGAAACATCCGTCTCCGTACAAACAATTGGAGCCCACTATAACCAAGAGTATGACTATCCCTTAACCCCTGACACAGACGGGTTTATAAATGTACCATCAAATTGTACAAAGATAGATACTACTGGATTATCAGTAGCAAAAGACCTCGTTCTAAGAGGCAGTCGATTATATGATAAAGCGAATAGAACATATGTATTCGACACAACAGTCACAATTTATGTAGACCTTGTTCTACTCCTTCCTTTTGACGAACTCCCCCAATATGCAAGACGATATATTACAGTGAAAGCCGCTAGAAGATATCAAGCTAGAATTGTTGGATCAGATACTTTATTTGGTTTTACACAAACAGAAGAACAAGAAGCTATGATAACTTATGAGCAAGCGGAAGCTGACACTGAAGATAACAATATACTATCCGACTCTTATTCTGTTAGTTCAATAGTATATAGAGGTGCAGGTAGAAGAACAGGGTATTAAAACATGGCTTTAATTAACTCAGACGTACCAAACTTATTAAATGGGGTATCACAACAACCAGCTACACTTAGGTTAACCTCACAGGGTGAAGCACAAGTTAACGCTTCTTCCTCTATTGTTCAGGGTTTAATTAAAAGATTAGGCTCACAACATGTAGGTAAATTAAATGGCACAGCTCTAGGAGCAACAGACGCTGTGTATTGGATTGATAGAGATAAAGATAATAGATATGTTGTTATTATAAAATCAGATGGAACACTAAATAATACAAGTTGTACCATCTATGATGATGATGGATCTAGTACAACCTTAACAGCTTCAGGTGGTCTAGCTTACTTAGTAACAGCTAATCCTAAAGAAAACTTAAGGTTTGTTACTATTGCTGATTATACGTTTGTCACAAATAATGGTATTACAGTTGCTATGGCAAGTACTACCTCTTCAGGAACTGTTGTAGGTACTGTACAGACCTTTGGTGAACTACCAACGACTTCTGTTGTAGGTAACAAGTATGAGATACTAGGTGACGACACAAATGAGTTTGATAACTACTATGTTGTAGCTCAAACTACTACAGGTGAATACGTAGAAACAGTATTACCAGGAATGAAAACGACTATTAATCCTGCTACTATGCCCCACCAACTTATTCTGACTTCTGGTTCCTTTACTTTTGGTCCTGCTACATGGACTGCAAGAGATGTGGGAGATGAAGCGAGTGCTCCTATACCTTCTTTTGTTGGTCAAACTATACATGATGTATTCTTTTACAAAAATAGATTAAGTTTCCTATCTAAAGAAAACATTATTATGTCAGCAACTTCTGATTTTTATACATTCTTTCCTACTACAGTTACTGCGGTGCCTGATGATCAGACTATTGATATAGCTATATCTCATAATAAAGTAAGTCTTTTATATGCAGCAGTACCATTTAACGAAACTTTAATTCTATTCTCAGGTCATACCCAGTTTATTATTGATGATAATGATATCCTATCACCAGCTACTATATCTATCTCTGCTACTACTGAGTTTAAGAATGACTCAGCAAGCATTAGACCTGTAGCGGCTGGACCTAGGCTTTACTTTACAACAGAGAGTGGACAGTATACATCATTCTATGAATACTTTGTGGATACTGATGCTATCTCTAAAGATGCTACAGATGTATCAGGGCATGTACCACAATATATACCAAAAAATATTACAAAGATAGTAGCTAGTTCAAATGAAGACACACTGTTTGCTTTATCGTCAGACAACCCTAATAGAGTATATGTCTACAAATGGTATTGGGCAGCTGGAGGCACTGGTACAGGGTCTACTAAAGTTCAATCATCTTGGTCCTTTTGGGAGTTCTCTTCTACTGATACAATTAATGATATTGATGTTATTGATAACGATTTATATGTGATTGCATCTAGGACTGATGGTGTATATTTTGATAAGATACAGTTGCAAAATGTTCCTGAAACAGGTTTAAGCTATGCTATTCGTTTAGATAGAAAAAAAGAGTTAACAGGTACATATGTTTCTGGTACTAATACAACTACATGGACACTTCCTTATGCTGAACCAACCGCAACAAATATGAAGGCTGTTAAAGGCGGTGGTTGGTCAACTCAAAAAGGCTCGGATATAACTACTTCAAGACCTACGACCACAACTATCACAGCTAGTGGTGATTACTCCGCACAAACTGTGTGGGTAGGTGTGCCTTATACTTTTGATTATACCTTCTCAACACAATACGTTAAAGTTGCTGAGGTATCTACCACGTCAGGTAGGCTCCAAATGAGAAACTTTAGTATTATATATGAAGATACAACTTTCTTCCAGGCTAAAGTTACACCTCTATACCGATCAGAGTATACCTATACATACAATGGTTTATTATTAAATGAGGCGGCAACCCTACTAGATGAGGTTAAACTATCTTCTGGGACATTTAGATTTCCTGTGGCTTGTATGAACACACACGCTACAATCTCATTAACCTCTGATAGCCACTTACCTTGTGCTTTCCAGTCGGCTGAGTGGGAAGGCTTCTATACAACCAGATCGAAAAAGATCTAAAAGAAAGTTTTAGAATGAGTGTAATTAAAACCTATGACAACGCTTCTGTTAGGGCTGGGACTAAAGAAGACGCTTATGTTCTAGGACCCAATCTAAAAGAAATAGATACCCTAGAAGTATCAGCCTGTTCAGGCGGTTCTAATATAGATGGAATACTATCAGCCTTTGATGTACCTAATAACAAAATCTATACTATAGTAGATAGCAAGGATAATTATATACTAGGAATGTTTGGTTGTGGTGACTGTCTCCATGACTCAGGCTTTGGTGTACCTTGGTTACTAGGAACTAAAAGATTAGAAGAACACTCAAAACAGTTCCTTAGACACAATAGGAAATGGGTTGAAGAGATTTCAGGTGAGTATGAGCTACTATATAACTACATACACACTAAAAATACAACAGGTCAACGATGGTTATCATGGTGTGGCTTTGATATTAAAACAGGATTTAAACATAGAATTGGTGGAGAGCCTTTCTATCTATTTACGAAAGGAAGTGTGGATGTGTGATCCAGTAACAATGGCGGTTGCAACTGTTGCATCAAGTGTAATGAAGTACCAATCAGACAAAGAGATGGGTAAAGCACAGAGATCAGCCGCAGACAGAGCTATGGCAAATAGTTCACGTCAACTTAATAGAAGAGCTACAGAAGAAGCTATTGCCGCTGGTGATGCCAACGCTGATGTTCTTAAAGATTCCCTTAAGAGACAAGGCGAGGTCAACGTACAGGCTGCTGAGGGTGGCATAGAAGGCCTCTCAGTAGATGCTCTGATGAGGGAGGTTAAAATGGATGAGGGTGGTGTTATAGCCCGTAATGAACAAAGCTTCCAGAACACTATAATGGGTCTAAATGATCAAATGGCTGGAGCTAGAGGACTACAAGAACAAAGATACATGAACTCATCAACTGGTAACCTTGCTGAACTAGGCATGGAAATAGTAGGTGCAGGAGCTACATACAAAAAGAACTCATAACAACATAACGTATTGGAAATTATATGGCACAAAGACAGAAGGTGGGACCTATTAGTGGTACTAGAGCAGTATCCACTCCTAAAGCCACCAACATAGATATCTATGCGGCTCCAACCAAGAACAACCTAGGTGATCTATCAAATGCCCTTAATAACTTAAACCCTAAGCTACAGGCTTATGGGGATAAGATGAAGGTTGATAAAGACAACGCTGACATGGCAAAATTAGAGGTATATGCACAGACATTCAGAGCAGAAACTGGTGCTGGGGTTGTTGACGCTGTTCGAGCAGGCGAGCTACATCCTAACCTATCTACTATAGTACAAAGTAAACTTAAAGAACGCTTAGGTCAGCTATGGGTAGAAGACGAAATAACAAAATCAATTAAATTAATGAATGCTGACCCAGAAATATCTGGTAATGCAGATCTACGTAATGCTTATTATGAAACTACTATGGCTGGTATACTAGAGCAAACTAAGGATCAACCTTTCTTTTCTAATGCGGCCTTAGTTAAAGGTAAAAACATGTTAGAAGCTAGGGAACATAATTACCTAGAGATAGAACTAGCAGAAACTAAGAAGACATTTGAAACAGGATTTAGTGCAGATTTAACTACAATTATATTAAAGCCGGGCTCAACACCAGCAGAAGTTGCAGAGCAATTAGTACTAGCTGATCAAATGGAAAATGATGGTGGTAGTATGTTGACAGGAAGAGAGCGTAAAGATCTTATAGTAGATAATCTTATATCTGCTGCTTATGCTTTATCTGTGACTGACCCTGATGGGGCCGCGGCTCTACTAGGTTCAATGGATGCTAATGGTAATTTAGTAGGTAGTGGCTTACCTAAGATGTTAGGTGACGCTAATTTACATGGGGATGCAGAGATTAAAGATAAACTAATTAAAGCTCAACTAGCATTGGTTACAGCTAAGAATGCTAGAATTACTGCTAATGGTAAAGCTAGAACTTTAAAGAGAGCTGATAAAGCTAATGTTGTTATGAATGAGTTTAATGAAGCTGTGTATAATATGTCTCAAGATCCCAATGGACCTAATGGTGGTAACGCTTATATGAACCCTAATGAATGGATACGTAAGAATCACCCTGATGTATTTACAGATCCAGACTTTACGAGTTCTGATATATATAGTAAGTTCTTAGAAACTGCTGATAAGAGAAACAATCAGCCAGCTCTAGATGAAATACAAAGTCTAAGCAACTTAAACATTGCTGAAGAAAGTATTAGAGGTGTCGCACTTACTAATGATATTTCTACTTTAGATCCTAGTAATCCAATACATGCAGAGATCATTGAGTTGTTCCCTGATGGAAACATAGATTTAAATGCTTCTAATATATCTAAGATTGCTCAGAACTTATCATTGAACCCTGATGAAGAAAAAGCTTTTATTAAAAATGCTACTGCAAATATACAGGCGGCTAACCAAATTAAAGCTTCTCATGTGGAAAACTTTGAGCGTAAGTATATAACTAATAAGATAGAGTCTAAGATGGAACAACTACAGTTATCTTTAGCTGAAGATATTTCTGGTGTAAAAGATAATGCATTAAATATTCAAGGTAATATAACAGATCTATATGATAACTATATATGGAATGAATATATTAACTATCATAAAGAAAACAATGGTCCTCCTAGCCCAGCTACTATGAGAGAAATATATAGTAGTGCTTCTAAATTAGTTACAGAAGAACTAGCAGAATACGAAAAGTTTGCTAAGGACTACAATGCTAATGCTGGTCAAGGTACAGTACCTAACCCAGTAGATAATGACTTAGAACAAACCGCTAGAATAGGTGACTTCCAAGGTATGGAATGGTCTCCTGAAGATATCATTGCTCAATTTGGAGATGGCACTGAACTAACTGGTGGGCGTTACAAAGTAGAACGCATTGCTAAAGACGAAGTAAATGAAACAGACTATACATATACTGACGGAGCTGGTAAGACTTGGCGAGTAGTTGGTGCAATCTAACAAGGAGTAACCTATGGC